CACACCCGCCTCGACCTGACTGTTCGGCAGATCGCCGCGAGAGACGGCCTGGAGGTTGAATAGTCGGTCCAGTCGCTGCTGGATGCCGCTGAGGTGCTCGAACACGTACGCCGGTAGGGCGGGCATGTCGCGCCACTCGGGCTTGAGTCCTGCGACCGGGTTGTACGCCACGCCGACGCCCGGCTCCGAGGTCAGCTTCCCGAGCAGCGAGCCGGTCGGGTAGATGAGCTGGGGCTTGACCGTCAGGTTCTTGTGCATGACGATCTGCGACAGCGTGCGGTTCAGCTCCTTCTGGAGTGGCCGCGCGGCCGTGACCACCGGCGTGTCAGCATAGCCCTGTCCCGGCCAGCCGACGAGCGGCAGGTCCTGGAACGGCAGCTCCCACGGGGTGTCCACGAGGATCATGGACGGGGACTCCATCCACACCACGTAGCGGCCCTTCGGCTGCGAGCGCGACGGCTTGAAGTAGCCCACAAACACGTTCTTCATCATGTTCGTCGGCTTGCTCTCGACCCGGATCTGGCCGAACGGCTGGGCCTGGTCCTCGGGGTCCTCCGACTTCGCGTCCGGCGACACCTTCTTGCCGTAGCGAGTGAAGACCTCCTCGGGGGTCATGCTGTGGCGGCAGATCGCGTACTCGGCGTCCTCGGGGCACGTTGCGCCCGGGGAGAGCCACACGTCCTCGCCCTTCATCGGCTCGACGCGGATGTCGCCTAGGGCGACCTGCTGGTCGAACGCGTCCGGCGGGAGGCCCGCGTTGCGCAGCTCGGCCACGAACAGGTCGCGCAGGCGCTCCTGCGTGATCGGCTCGCCGGTCTGCGGGTTGATCGTGAAGCGCATGGGCTTGCCCGCGTACGGGTCCCACGTGATCTTCCAGTACCCGCGCGACAGCGTCGAGTGGTAGAGGGCCTTCTGGAGCTTCGACTCCAGGCCCATCTCGTGCCACCAGTACTCGAACAGGCGCTGGCCCATTTCTGCGGCCTTGCGGTCAGCGTTGTCCGAGCTGTCCGGGGTCGCGTAGATGGTCGGCTTGGTCTTCGTGAGCATGGCGACGTACGCCATGACTCCCGGGAGGATCTGATTGCTGACGAGGCGCACGATATAGCGCGGCTTCTCGCCGTCCTCGCTCGGGAGGTTCTCCACCCGGCCGTTGATCTTGTTGTAGAACGCCCACTGCTGGTTGTTGAAGAAGGCGCGATTGAGCGCCCAGTCCCGCGTGTCGTCCCGGCGTCCATCCTGCAGCTGCTTGCGTCTGCGCGTCAGGTCGTCGGCGGTCTTGAGGTCTGCGGGCGACTGGTAGTCGGCCGTCATCGTCTCGGAGTCAGCTGCCATGGATCACCCCCTAGTTCATGTAGTCGGACACTTCGGTGTTCAATGCACCGATCTGCTCCAGGGCTGCGCGGGCGTCATCCAGGTCGATGAGCTGGTTGTCGGCCTGCCACTGCAGGACTTCCTCGTCCTCCGAGAGCCACTTGGGGGCCTGGGAGGGTCCCGCGAGGGCGGTGGGCACCGGCAGGGCGGGCGAACCCGCGTGCTGCCGCAGCCAGTCGACCTGGTCCGCGAGAATGACGATCATGCGCTCGTAGAGGGCACGCTCGCTCTTGCTCGGTCGTCCGAACATCAGTACTCCCCTCCGAGGTGCTCGTCAATGGGCGGCGAGCCGTCCTTGTTCTGGATCGCCAGGATCTGCGCGCGAGCCTCGTCCTCGATGGACGCGTACCCGTCGGGGTCCTGACTGTGGTCCGCCACGTACGGCAGGAGCACGCCCGCGAGGCTGAGAGCGATCTCAGTCGCGTCCAGGAGGTCGTCCTTCGGGTTCTTGTCGTCGGGGTTGTAGGACACCCACTCGTCAATGAAGTCGTGGTGCTGGCGGTGGATGCGGATGCGGCCGATCTTGAACAGGGGCGACATCGAGAGGATGCGCTCCTTCTTCTTGCCGCGGCTGAACACCGGCACGATGGGCGGAAGGCCCGGCAGGCGCTCCAGCTGCTGCACGAGCGCGGCCTGGAAGGCCACGGCCTCGACGCCGATCATCTGCGGGCGGTAGCGGTGCCACCACTCCTGGATCTTGTCGATCTGCTCGGGGAACTCCATGCGCCCCTTGAACGTGTCGAGCACGTAGGCGCGGGAGTTGTCCTCCTCGATGCCAATGAGGCACATCGCGAAGTGGTCGGCCTTGTCTGACTGGGAGATGGCCGGGTCGATCCCGATGAACTTGCGCAGCGTGAGCTGGCCGTCCTTCGGGATGAGTCGTACGTCTTCCGGGGAGCCATACGGCGTGCCCTGGCCCAGGATGAAGAACTTGAGCCACTCGCCGTGCAGGGCGATACCGGCCATCGCGTCGAACGAGGCCATGTACTCCTGCTTGAACTGGACCGGGTGCGAGTGCGTGCGAGCGTACTCCCACTCCCCGCGCTGGAAGAACGGGTTGTCGATGCTCGTGTACTCGACGCGGAACTGGTTGACATCCGACATCGCCAGGTCGCTCCAGAACTCGTCGTGAAACCAGTTCTTGCCCGCGGGCGTGGTCGTGGTGATGAGGAGGCCGAGCTTGTCCGACAGAGACGGGCGCACGACGTTCCATGCCTCGTCGTTCGGCACGAACGCCGCCTCGTCAACCCAGAGGATGTCGAGGCCTGCGCCTCGTAGGGACTGCGGATCGTCTGCGGACTTGAACTCCAGGAGGGTCCCCGAGTCGTTGAACTCGATGATCTTCTCGGAGCGGTTGTAGCGGTAGTCCTTGTCCTTGATGAGGCCCACCTGGTCGAGCACTTCGAGCGTCGTGAGCAGGCTCGGTCGGCCCAGCTTGTGGTCCTTCGCCAGCGCCCACACCCACAGGGGGCGGCGCGAGTCCTCGTTGTGCGCGTCGCGGTGGAACTGCTCCGGGTGCAGGCAGTAGTAGACGACCTCCCACGCGGCGCTCAGGGTCTTGCCGCCTCGCCGCCCAGCCACGAGGTGGCGGAAGCGGACGAGCTTGCCGTCCTGGATGGCCGTGTGGAACAGCTGCTGGTACACGTGCGGCTGATACTTGTGAGCCAGGAACCAGTACAGCTTCTGCGGCATGCGGGACCAGCGGGCCTGCAGGGGGGCGACAAACTCGGTGGTCGAGGTCGTGCCCCCTGCGAGGATCGAGCGGTAGTTGTGGGGCACGTAGGCCTCCTCTACTGTGGCCTTGGTGCTCCGTCTGCGGGGCACTGGCTCCAGTAATAGCGTAGCTTCTGCGCACACACCGGGCACCGCCAGTCGCGCGGCTTCTCGCGCACGACGCGCCAGCCTGCGCTGGTCCCGTTGGGTACTACGATCTGCACTACTGTGTTCCTTCGTTCAGCCTAGCCAGCTCCTCCTCGAAACCGTCTAGGTACTCGCGCAGCCCGTCGAGGCCGTATACGGCCACAGTCTCCGACGAGGCCTCGCCTACAACGCGGCCGGTGTCGTCCTGCTGCACAAGCACTGCCTGAATTACGAACTTGAATGGGGTGTACATGGTGTCCTCCTAGGCGAGTGCGACGGTGCCGCTCTTGATGGTTCCGCCCGCGTACTTGACCTTGAACACCAGGGTGTTGCCCGCCTCGTTGAGGTAGGCATTCCACGAT